ATAGCTGATGTTGAATGTCATAGTGCCAATGCGATAATAAGCTTCTTTCAAAGCCGCTTTTCTGTCTCCATCGCTCGCATTGTCAAACCCATATAGGTCATGCACATCGTCCGCGTTCATTACCGAGGACTGATAAGTTTGATAGGAATTAACACCTACAACCAAAGATGCTAGTTGCTCAAGAATGTATGTAACGGATTGCTTTGTAACTTCGCCTGTCGCAAGTGTAGCCGTCACTTCCAAGCGTCTAACATCCTTGGTTGTAGAAATTACGTTATGAGCAGAATCAATCTCAATGATGATGCGAGAGGTGGAAACGTCTCCAGTAAATGCAACGTCTGTCAGAATTGCCACATCGTCTGCATCGTAAAGCGAGTACGCAACACTTTGTGGTGGAGTAAGAGACCCCGTCCCGTCAGTGATGTTGATCTCGATTTTTGCGGATTGATCTGCTGTAAACTTCATTATTTATTGCCTTTCTGCACGTTTAAGATTCCGTCAATCAACGATTCAATCGACTTTCCTTTCACGCCCATTGGTGTTGCGATTTTTCGTAACTCTCCAATCCCGCCCATGTCTGCGATTTCAGATAGCTTTTCGACCGTGTACTTGGCTTCCTCTTCGATAACCTCGTCATCAACAGTCTCTTCGATTTCCGGCTCGACTTTGGCCACTTCTTTTTGAACGACAGTGCTTTCGTCTTTCGCCTCTTTGATCCACTCGACTTTCATTGCAGCGCCGATTCGTTTGAAGATGATTTCATCAACATCAGCCTCAGAAACCCCATCAGCAAATCGCTCACCCGCTAGAATGCCGGTAAATCCTTCAAAACCTCTCTGTACTACTCGTACTTTCATAATTTCCTTCCTCTACAAACAAATAAGGCGGAGATTACCCCCGCCTTACCCCTAAACTAAGTCATTATTGACTTACTATTTTAGATATTCGTGATACCCTTAATAGCCGACAAAGACTTAGTTGATTTCAGCGCAGTCGCAGCATACCACTTCAAGCGATAGCGATACGCGTCCTTGTCCTGAACGGTTCCGACTTCTTCAAACTGAACACCAGCAGAGTCACCGCCAAAGATGCCGTGGAAGCCGTCAGCAGTGTTCAAGCGCATGGCGTAGATTGAACAAGTGTCGCTGCTTGTGCCTTGCACTTCGTTGCCAGGCAAGAAGTCGTTCACGATGATCGGAACACCGTTGTGCGTCAACATTGGACGCCCAAAGTTTTCCATCATTACGTGAGCCGGCTCAAGACCGCCAACAGTACGCAAGTGAGCACGTAGCGCACGAACTGTACCGGAACGCATCATAATCGCGTCCGCACCGTTTGGAACTGCATCAAGCAATTCGTCAAGCATGCCCAAATCAAGAGCGGCACCGTTTGCACCCGCAGTAATTTTCTGGTCTGCGGCGGTTAAGGCTGCAATACCGTCAAATTCCTTAGGATTGGTCGCGGAGTCACCAACTGCAAGTGTACGGCGGAATGCACGTCCAATGCCTTTAGCTTTAGCGGCCAACTGCTCAGTCAACTGACTGTTTGTGTCGCCCATCGTGGTCATCAAGAACTTATCAACGTCCACGTCACCAGCTAGGATTTTCAACTTAGCTGACACTTCGGAGAAATCTGCCGCGCCTTCTGGCACAACTTCGTATGGGTCAATGAAAGAACCTTCTGACAAGGTGTTTTCACGGACATAGTCGTAAGACTTTCCTTCCACTCCCAAGAATGGTAGGACTGCGAAAAGATCATCGCGCTCGATGATTTCCTCAATAACGCCCTGCACCAGCACGTTTTGAGAAAGCTTTTCGGCTTCTGTTTTCAATAGTGGCATTTCCTGTACCTCTCACTTATGAATCTAAATAAATATTTATTTACACTTACTGCGTTCACCTAGATTCTAGTGAGAGGTGATTTGCAACTATAAGGTTAGAAGCCTAATTTGTTATTTTTTCGCAGATTTTGCCAAAGTTGCGGAAAGACCTTGCTTGATTTTATCTGCACTTGAAAGCTCTTTACTTCCTGATACCGGGTTGCTCTTGTTGTTCGTTTCCGAATCTGCACCTGGTTTTGCTTTGCTGCGCAAAATGGAGTCGCGGTCGCTGTCTTTGTCAACAATCTGACGCAACGCCTCGTCGAATTCAACCGGGTCGCCTTTGCCGTCGACAATCATCGTGCGCTCGCTTGCGCCAGCAGGCTTGTCATACGCAACGACTTTTCCATCCACGACTTCAAAATGGCTGCCATAAATCGTTCGACTTTTATTTGGAGTCAAAACAAGCTCTTTCGAGATGAATTCCGATGCTGCAAAGGAGTTACCGATGGTTGCCTCGACAAACTGCCCGTTAAGCAAGTCTACCTGGTCGGTAAGTTCTTTGATCTTTGCCTCGCTCTCCTCGCGAATCTTGTCGATTTCGCTCTGATGCTGTTCGGCCATGCGCTCTTTCAGTCGATCCCATTCGCCTTTTGCCTCAAGCTCTTTGGTTTCGGCATCTTGAGCCTGTTTTACAAGGTCGTTGAATTTGTCAACATCGACACCTTCGAACTGTTTTAACTGGGTCTTGACATCCTGTAGCTGCTTTTCAAGCTCTGATGCTCGACCTGATTGCTTCTCAAGCTCGCTTTCTTTTGCTTCAAGCTGCTTTTTCAGCTCCGTATCATCAGGCGTGTTGTCGTCACCTTCGTCGTCACCTTTGTCGTCACCTTTGTCGTCTTTCTTGTCGTCACCCTTGTCGTCTTTCTTGTCGGTCTTATCGTTACCCTTGTTGTCTTTCTTGTCGACAGACGTATCATTTCTAGAGCCAGAAGAGCCAGCGGCGGCTCCATCTTGACCAGCAGGTGCTTGGTAAACCGCGTTATTTCCAAATCCGGCGGCAAATAGTTGTTGAATATTCATTTTCAAGTTCTCCGTTGGTTAAAAATCAATTAAAGTCAGTCCTGAGTTGGAAGCTTCCCGCCTCCGTCCGCAGGGGTCATGCCGTCATTCTGTTGACCGATAACCCCAATTCTTTCAAATGCCTCGCTTGCGCTGCCCCACTTGTCAATCTCATTAAGAATTTTGTCTTTCAGTTCTTTTTTGATTTGCGGGAAAAGCTTTTCCAACAACGCTTTCATCTGTTCCTGACGCATCGTGGTTGGAGCTTCAATGACCTGCAATTGCTCGGCAATTTCAAACTCATTACTCAAGCTTCGGACATCGAATGTTTTGCTGTACGAAATCGCGCTTTCAATATCAGTGGTTGAATCTCCAAGATAAGCAGAGACGATTTTCAAAATTTTCTCTTCGACGCGCTCAAGCTGTTTCGCCTTGCTTGTGAGCAGTGCGTTAACGCGCTCAAAATCGTACGCCTTTGCGACGCCAGAGCTGTTGTCGATTCCGACAGCGTTATCCTGCTTGGTACGCTCACCCGCGAGTCCTACGCTGTGATAAATCTCGTTAATGATCTGCTTGATCGCTGTGATAATCAGCTCGGCCTGTTTCGGATCGGGCGAAATGTAAGCAGGGCCAGTTCCAGCTTCGCCGTCGTATGTGAAGATTCGTCTGGTTCCCATTTCAATCATCTTCTCAAACATATCATCGTCCGCAGTCAATGCTTGTGAAGGCAGTGCAAGTTGCGAGAACGTCTGATCTTGGATGATTGCATCCAGGTTAGACAGATAGTTCGCAACAGCACGGTCAAGATACGCAATGTCGTTAATCAGCGAAGGCGAGTTCCAAATCTCGTCCGACTCGATATGATCTGCCAGAATGACAGGAACCATATTCAAGTTGTGAGAAATTGGGTCATCGACTTTGAGAGTCGTTTTGCGCCCTTCCGTCTTTTCAGTAACCAGAATGCTGTCTGTTTTTGACCAAATGCGATAGCGGTAGTTCAAGTTTCCAGACGATTCAATAATGTCTTTATCATCACGGGCAACCTCGCGCAGCATAATCCACTCAAGATTTCCAAACTTGTCGAACGAATAATCCAATACGTGCTGCGGCTTAACAATGTACGAGTACGCTCTAATTCCAGCTTTTTTCTCATCTTCCACCGTTACAACGCCGTTGCCAGGCGTATTTGATGAATCAACAACGATTGCAATTCGTCCACAGATTGAGGTCTGTTTGGAAATGTCGCGAGAAAACTCATCCATATCCTTGCCCGACTTTGTGACATTCTTCACGAAATCTTTAAGCTTGGCCGACATGCTATCCGAGCGGTTGATTTTGGCTCTAAAGAGATATTTGTTTACCAAGTCCGTCACTTCTCTTGAATGGTTGAAGCGATAGCTGCGATCAATGCGATCTGCATACTCCTCTTCGCCCTCTTTGACGTACTTGAAAATGTTGCTCTCAAACCACTCACGCCCGCCGCGATATGTTTCCTGCATGAAAACCCAATGATTGACGTTTCCCTTGTAGTCTGGATGTCTTCGCTTGACTAGGGTTTTAAGGTCTTTCTGCGATAGGGTTTTGATTTTGCTTAAATCCATCTGTCTAAATTCCAATTAATATGTTTCTATTTTACCGTCTAAGTAAACATTGACTTACTTTTACAAAGAAATACCACCAATATCTATTCTTCTCAGCGGGTATTCGATGTCGATCAGGTAGCCAATTGCGTCCGTGATATGCTCTTTGTCCGCCCTCTTATCCACTTCTCGCGTTCCTGGCTTGTAGATTGTCTGCTCAAACGACTCGATCAAGTGTTTGCACTTGCGATCAATTTTCAGCACAACTTCGCCGTCTGCACTCTGCAACACTCGATTCACGGCGTTGATGCGATCTGCGATCAATGGGTGCTTTCTGCGATATTTGATTCGCGTAAAGCCTTTTGAACGGAAAATATCTAAATCCGATTCGCCTCGCGATGACTTCCGACTGCCCCCGGCTGGGTCTGGGTAAATCACAACTTGCTTTTTGTATCGCCAGTATCGACGCTCCAGCTCTTCGCACACTTCGATGGTGGACGAGTTGTGCAAGTAAATCTCATCAATAACATGCAAACTCCCGTCCGGCTGTGGCTGACAGATTGTTGCCGTCATCGGGTCAACGTTGAAATCCTGCCCAACCCAAATAGGCAGTTTTGGATTGAACGCACAGTTTCCAACATGAACGTCTCGATCAAACGCGTGATAGACCTGGCCAGTCATAACATCGAACGATGCAAGAAACTCTTGGCGGAACGAACTTTCGTCCATGTCCATCTTCGCCTGCTCGATTTCCGACTTCGGAATAAACGGTGACATGATTGTCGGAAACTGCCAGCTCTTCCACTGCATCAACTCCTGCATGCGTTCATCCTGGCCAAGCATGTAAACGTCATAGAGGTGATTGTAAGATTTTGGCGTTCCGATAAACAGCGCTTTACCCTGGGTCGATGCGAGCGTAGGGCGTAACGCCTCAGTCCATGCCTCTTTTTTGATGTCCTGAAATTCATCAAGCACTAGAAAATTAATCGCTACGCCTCGAAGCGTGTCCGGCTTATCTGCACCGCGCAGTCGAATGACTGAGCCATTTTTCAGCTCAATTTCAAGTCGTGTTTCATTCCACTTTCCTT